AAAGAGATCCCGCCGCCCCTGCCGTCTTTCCCCCCAAAAGGGCGGAGGACGCCGGATACAGGCAAGCACAGCCGAGAACTCACGAAAATGGTTTTATTTTGCCTAGACTGGAAACAAAGGCGCCTAGCGACCTCGGGGGTACTCACGGGCCCCAGGCGGCAGAGTGGCTTAAAGATGTCTACGGTATGGAATTATTCGCCTGGCAGCGCTACGCCTTAGACCGCGCCCTGGAATATGACACAAACGGGCAACTAATCTGGAGTGCCGTGGTTATCACGGTAGGCAGACAGTCTGGTAAGTCCTGGCTCAGCCGTGGCCTGTGCCTGTGGCGTCTACACCATGCCGACCTGTTCGGGGAGACACAAACAGTCCTTCACGTTGCCAACAAACGCAGCACCGCGTTGGAAGTTATGCGACCGGCTGGACTTTGGGCTACCGAGGTCTACGGAAAGAAAGCCGTTAAGTGGGGAAACGAAGCCGCAGGCATAGAACTACCTACGGGTGACCGTTGGCTAATCCATGCGGCTAACGATTCAGCCGGTGTAGGTTATTCGGTTTCTATGGTGTTCTGTGATGAGGCTTGGAAAATCCCTCAGAGTGTAATTAGTGATTCGATAGCGCCCACTATGGTTATGCGAGAACAGCCACAAATCTACCTGGTCAGTACAGCCGGTGATTCACAATCGGATTTAATGCAGTCCTATAGGCAGCGGGCCCTAGACCGTTTGGACGACGAAGACTCTAGCAGCGTCCTACTTATGGAATGGTCAGCGCCAGCCGAGGCCGACCCTTCCCTAGTAGAAACCTGGAAATGGGGTAGCCCCGAGTGGAGCGACAAGCGCCAGGAGTTTCTAGCCGAACAGTGGGAACGAATCGAAGAAAGCGCCTTTAGGCGTCAGTATTGCAACCAGTGGGTTATCCGCTCAGATCATTGGCTACTTGATAAATGGTGGAATGGCACCCTGGACCCAGAGGCATTATTAGACCAGGGCGCCGTGTGGAGCGTAGCGGTAGAAACCGACTTTGACGGAATGGGGCACGCCGTAGCAATAGCCGCACCTGATGCAGACGGGCACATAGTCATAAGGGTTAGTACTCACCGAACTATTGCCGAAGTGGATACGCAACTAGAAAAAATTAGGGCCGAGCACCCAAGTATCTATGTGCAAGTAACACCAGGCTACGTGGACAGACTGCGGCAAAAGTTTGACGCCCTGGTAGGACAGCGCGAGGCGGTAAGCGCCACCCAGGTACTTCAGGACCTATTTAGCCGCCAGCAACTCAGGCACGACGGCTCCCAGGTTCTCCAGGAGCACTTTGCTAATTCTAAAATCTCTATGCGGCAAGGCGGCTGGGTACTTACTGCCCCTATGGGTCGAAACGGTATTTATGCGGCTAGGGCAGTCATGTTTGCAGTAAGCCAGGCAGCCAAAGCACCGCGAAGCGTGGCAACGATTTATACAAGTAAGTACAGGAGAAAGGTAGGGTGACACTTTACATAATCACAGGGCCGCCTTGCTCCGGTAAATCAACCTACGCAAAGAACCACGCTAAGCCAGAAGACATGGTCATAGACTTAGACCGAATAGCGTTATCCATAGCCTCAGAAGGCACAGCGCATCACGCCTATCCGTTAGCGATAAGAAATACGGCCCGCCTTATGAGAAAAGCGGCAATACCCGCAGCAGTAGGCCACGCCCGTAAAGCAGACACCTACCTAATTGACTCTAAGCCAGGAACGCGCTCAAGAATGATTTATAAAAAGAACCAGGCAATTTTTATTGAAATGTCAGCCCCAATTGCTACCCTGATTGAGCGTTGCCGAAACGAACGCCCACCCTGGGTAATGCAAACTTTAATGACATGGTGGGACGAACCCGACGACACGCCGACACGCTTAAAGCACGCAAATACAGATCAACGCTAGTAAGTCATGCTATGCACCTAGTATTGCAGCATGGTGTTCCCCCGAGCCCTTCGCGTCGTGCGCGCCCAGGAGGCTATTTCCCAGTCTATGGACGCAAGTCCTACAGGCGCGCACGTTCGTGAAAGTGCAGGCCTCTACGCGCTACTGACTAACCAACTCGGTACCAGGACAAACCGCCAAACGGCCATGCAAGTCCCAGCCTTTGTAGACGCCCTAAAAACCTACACCCATACCATTAGCGCGTTCCCACTTCGTGAGTACCGTTATGATGCACCTGTAGTTGCCCGCCCATTCCTACAGATGCCCTCCAAGATTTACCCCTACGCTTCAGTAATCCAGCGCACACTAAGCGATATGCTTATGTACGACCGCGCTTACTGGCTAGTGACAGAACGAACCTTTGACGGTTTCCCGTCGAGCATTGAAGTAATGCGAGTCGAAGACGTAATAGACACGCCTACCGTGTTCGTGGGCATTGCCGAAAACTATCAGCCACCCGCCGATCCTTTCTACTACTTAGCCCGCCAGGTACCTACCCGCGACGTTATAAAGTTTTACGGATCAGGGGAAGGCGGCTGGCTAGCCAACGGAGCCACGGCCATTCAATTAGCCGCAGCATTAGAAGCCGCTACCCTTATGTACAGCGAAACCCCTATTCCCACAGTGGCGCTTAAAAACTCAGGACCAGACCTGCCAGCCGAGCAAGTAGACGCACTGTTAATGGCGTGGGAGGAAGCCAGGGCCAACCGTGGCACCGCTTACCTAAATAACACGATAGACGCCCAAGTAATGGGATTCTCGGCCCGCGACATGTCCCTGGTAGACAATAAGAACCAGGCGGCAATTGCAATAGCCAGGCTTGCCAACATTGACCCAATCTGGATAGGCGCCGGAGTGCCAGGGTCAAGCCTCACATACAGCAACCGCGTAGACCTTTACCGAAACCTACTCGACACAGCCCTACGCCCGATTATGGCCCTATTCGAGCAACGCCTATCCATGCCAGACGTAACGCCCAGAGGTCGTACGATCAAATTCGATACTACGGCCTTTCTGCGTGCCAATCCACTGGAAACCGCAGAACTTATTACCAAACTACTACCCCTGGGCGTACTTACAGAAGACGAAGCAAAAATGGTCCTGGACCTCCCTACCCTGGGAGTGTTTAGCATGACGACAGGAGTTATCTAAATGAAGCAACTCAACACAGAATCAACAGTAGTTTTTCAGGAACGCGAAGATAGCCAGGGCGACATTGTCGGCAGCGGCCACGGCATGGCCGTTCCTTACGGAACCGAAACCATGATAGGCGGTGTACGGGAATCCTTTGCCCCTAATTCCTTTGACCTAGAAAACGTAATCGGTAAGCCACTGGCCTACCGTCACGGCGAACCCGTAGGCATAATTACAGGAGCAGAAAACCGCGATGACGGCCTATACATTGATTTTGACATTGTAGACACCACGCTAGGACGCGATGCCGCAGTTTTAGCACGAACCAACACCATTAAAGGCTTAAGCGTCGGGTTCAACCCCGTAAAAAGCATTATGAGTAAAGCCCGCGACGCAATTCAGCACACAGCCGCGAACCTCCTAGAGGTATCGCTTACCCCTTACCCTGCCTACTCCACCGCTGGAGTTAGCAGTATCCGAGAAGAAGAAAAAGGAGAAACAATGTCCGAAACCATGGACACCGAGGCCGTGGTCTCGGTAGACACAGAAGCCCGCGAAGCCGTCAAAAGCCTTCGGGAAGAAGTGGGCACTATTCACGCCCACGTATTCACCAGCGAAAACCCAGAACACCCACTTGCTAAATTTCGCTCATTCGGCGAATACTCTAAGGCAGTGTACGCAGGCGAAGTAGAATCCCGCGCACTTGCCGACCAGGTGACAGCAAACAACCCAGGCGTTATGCCCCCTAACTGGTCACTTCAAGTCCGTGGAATTATTGACCTTGGGCGCCGTGTCATCACAGGTGTTGGCGGCCCAGAGTCAGCCGGAACCTCAGGCATGGACTTTAACTGGCCATACTTTGACGGTGTACTAACCGATATTGTGGAAGCCCAAGCAAGCGAAAAGGGCGAAGTAAACTCCGTTCGCATTGACCTGGAAAAGGGCACCGCTACACTTGCAACCTACGCAGCCGGATCAGACATTTCTTACCAGTTGTTAGAGCGTTCCAGCCCAAGTTACTTGGACGCACATAACCGCGTAATGCTTGCTTCGTACGCCACAGTTACAGACCGCAAGTTCACTAGCGATCTTTGGAACGACGGCACAGGAACGGAAGACTACGTCTTTGCATCTGACACCACGGGCGCCGACTTTCGCGAGGCAGTCTTTAGTTCCTCAGTCAAGGTCGAAGACGCTACGGGCGTACCCGCTAGCGCAGTGTTCGTATCCACAGCCGTATTTAAGGCGATCGGTGGCTGGTCGACATTCTTCCCAGAGTCCTACGGGGTTCAGAATGTGTCCGGTGTTGCAACTGCCAGCAATCTCCGCGTCAACGTGTCCGGCCTCCCAGTAATCCGCGCAAAGTGGCTTGACACAAACGCCGCTTACAATGCAATCGTTACCAACGGCGAAGCAGCCCGCTGGATCGAAGACGGCCCACGCTTGGCAACAGCCGAAAACGTAGCCCAACTTGGACGTGACATCAGCATTTACGGTTACGGCACCACAGCCGCATACCTGCCCGCTGGCATTGTCCGCGTTTACAACGCTTAATTAGAAAGGTAGCCGATTAGCATGGCACTCGTCACAGGCGAAGAACTCGCCGACAATTTGGACATAGAGTACGACGGCGCAGCCGTCGCAACCCTTGACCAGGTCGCCGACGCCGCCAGTCTGTTAATCGGCTACCTCATTACAACTGCAGCCCTTGAAGACGAACCCGCTCCATGTAAGGAAGCGGCTATGTCTGTTGCCGTTGAAATGTTTCAAGCCCGCTCCAGTGCGGGTGGCGAGGCCGTTTCAATGGACTTCACACCTGGGCCTTACCGCCTTTCGGTTTGGCTCACGCGCCGAGTAATGGGAGTTATTGCCCCTTACTTGGACATGAAGGGCGTTGTAGGGTGAGTCTTGCAACTGAAAGCCGTGAATTGATCGTAGCCGCGCTTAGCGGAAATGGTTACAAAGTTTACGACACAGTGCCAGCGACACCCATAACGCCTTCAGTTGTCTGCGTTCCTGATTCACCATGGATTAGGCCTAGCCGTTTAGGGTCTAATCTGAACTACGAAATACGCTGGCGCATACTCGTAAACATTAACGCCAGGGTAAACGACTCAGCCACGAAAGCCACAGAAGACGCAATAGACACGCTACTTGTAGCACTGCCTGACACCGTCCTAGTGGAACTAATAAACGCCCCACAACTCCTAAGCATTGGAGCCCAAGGCACAGTAATGTCCACCGAAATTAACGTTTCTATGCAAATGAAAGAAGGATAAAATGGCCGCAGTATCAGTAGCGGGCGCCGCGTTCACAGTCGAAGTGGGCACCCCCGCCGTAGCGTATGAAGATCAAATTACATCAGGCACGGTAACCACCACGCCAACAATCGTACGCACAAAGACCCTGTCTAGTGTTGCGTTTGATCAGACAGACTTGAATAGCACAATGGCCCTGGAATTTCTTTACGATGAGAATACGGGACTGTTTGACGCTCTCCAGGTTGCTATCGCAGCCGCGACCCCAGTGGCCGTTGTAGTGTCAAGCGCTGCCGGATCATGGACAGGCTCCTCCATGTACATCGAAAGCGCAGAAGTAACATTTGCAGCCGATGGAATCGCAACCTGCTCCACTTCATTCACCGGCTCCGTAGTCTTCGCATAGGTCAAAGGGGAACACCATGTATCCAAAACTTAAAATAGAAGTCCAAGGCAAAGAAGCAATAGAAATAGAAACCCTGCCAGTGGACTTCATGATGTACGAAGAATTACAAGGGACTAAAGTTCCTAGCGAGCAAGGTCTACGCTTAACCATCGCCTACTACTACATTGAAGGCAAAGAGCCGCTAAACCTGGCACAAGTTAAAACCTGGGCCAGGGCTACACGGTGCCGAGTAGATTTAGTGAGCGAAAATGTGGACCCTACCCAACCGGAAGCCATTACCGCCTAATCATAAAAATGGCTCTCCGAACAGGCTGGACAATAGAAGAAGTTAAAAGGCTAAAGCCTCGCGAAATCGTAACCATATTAGAGGAGTTGGAAAGTGGCTAGACAGTCCGAGGTCTATATTGAAGGACTCGGCGAACTTCTACGCGACTTTAACAAACTCCCCAAAGATGCCGCAAAAGAATTACGAGTAGCCTCTAAAGTCATAGCCGAAAAGTACATGGTCCCAGCCTGGAAAAACGCTGCCCTAACTTATGCTGGTCCCTGGGGCCAGGACATAGCCGACAGTGTACGGGCCGGGTCCGACAGACTCCCCAAAATTATGATAGGTGGCAACCGGAAGGTGGCCTCGGGCGGTGCTAGTTCTAATATGCTCCGTTTTCCAGCCGACAAAGGTAACCGGGGACGCTCTAGCGGCACAATGCCCCCAGCCTTTGGCAGCGGTAGTAACTGGATTCAATACGCCAGGACATACAAAGGCGACGCAATCGAAGAATGGGGCAAGGCAGTAGACCGCGCAATAGGAATGTGGGCTCTGTAATGGCCGCCGGTAAAACCTTAACCGTATTCCTGGCGGCCGACCTAAAGAATTTTAACAGGAATATAAACTCTGCACAAAGAAGCGTTAAAGGTTTTGGCGGGTCTATTGACAGTTTTCTAAAACCTGCCCTAATTGGTGCCGCGGCAGCCGCTGGAGTGTTTGCTCTAAAAATTGCTGGGGACGCTATCAACGCAGCCCGCGACCTGGGAGAAACACAAAACAAAGTTAATGTGATTTTTGGGGAATCTTCACGCAGTATTTTGCAATTCTCCGAAACAGCCGTAACCGCATTAGGCCAAACGCAACAGCAAGCCCTTGACGCTTCCGCGACATTTGCTCAATTCGGCAAAGCCGCAGGGCTTGCAGGTAATGACCTCGTAGGCTTCTCAACGGAACTAGTAACACTTTCAGCCGATTTAGCATCATTTAACAACTCGACACCCGAACAGGCCATAACAGCCATAGGCGCCGCACTTAGAGGCGAAGCCGAGCCCCTAAGAAGTTTTGGTGTACTTCTGGACGACGCCACACTACGCGCCAGAGCCCTAGAAATGGGTATTTATGACGGTTCAGGGGCCCTCACACAACAGCAAAAAGTCTTGGCCGCACACCAGGAAATTCTTTCCCAAACGACTGACGCCCAGGGCGACTTTGCTAGGACATCAGAAGGCTTAGCAAATACGCAAAGAATACTGACAGCCGCAGTAGAAGACGCCAAAGCCGAAATAGGTAAGGGGCTAGTAGATGCCCTAGAAGCCGCCTCCCAGGCTATGGGCGGGTCCAAAGGAATGGCTAGCGCAATATCTGACGGTGGCGAAGTAATTGCCGATTTAACTCGAGGTGTGGGTTTTTTTACAGGTGAACTTCTCAAACTGACTAAAGGATTGACAAACAACGGCGATGCCGCGCAAGAAACGGCAAAAGATCAAAACCTAGTAAGAGATGCAACGGAACTTTATTTTAAGCAATTAGGCTTAGTCATTCCCGTGGTTGGCATATTTGCTAACGCCTTACTGGAACAGGGCGATGCCATGGGAATAGCGGCGCAAGAAACGTCTTTTTTAATTGGTCAAATAGCGGCACTTCGTAAAGCCCAAACATCGGGCATATTCTCCGAGCAAGAAGCCGCCTATCAGTTAC